CTTGTAGTTGCGACCGTTGAGCTGCGTCATGCCGGCAACGCCAGACACAAAAATCTCTGCGCCATTCGACAGGCCATGTCCTGTGGCTGTGATGACGACAGGGTTGGCCTGGGTTGCCCCGCTGATGGTCTTTGCAGCATCGAGGACTTGTCCACCATTGCGGTAGACACGCATCACACTGTCACCAAACTCGAGAATGTAGGTGTCACTTGTCTTGAACTGAAACGGCACCAGGCGCGTCTTTGTCGCGCTGTTCTTGACCTCGCCCAGGAACTCTGTGCCTGGTCGGCGTGACACACCACCATGCGGGTGGACAATCATGTTCAGAAGCTCTGACAGGCCAGCTCTGTACTTGTCCAGCTCGGTGCGGCCCTCGAGGCGCGGCGATATCTCGCCAGCCACAAAGCTCGACAGTGATGGTGCGGAGCGCGCCATGCTAGAACCTGCTTTCGATCAGATCGCTGGCTTCAAACTTTTCTGCGGCTCCTTCTGTCGCATCGACAAATCGCGCTTCCTTGATCTTCTCGTCGTAAAGCGTTTTTGTGGTGGCGATCATGGAATTCGATCCGGTAATCGCATAGCAAATCTCATACGCCAGCCTGGCCGAGATCGTATCGACCAGCAGCGTGTCGTATTGGTTTGGGTCGGTGACGCGGCTGATATATTTGATCTTTGCAACAGCCTCGTCGGTCAACAGATTGCGACCCTCGATCACATAGACCGGACCACCTGTATTGCTGAATATATTGTCCTGGGGATAGGCCAGCGTGCCATTCGAGAACTCGAGGACGCGGATGCAGTCGCCTGGAAGGCTGAACTGATTGGTATAGCCAAAGGTCGGAGCGTCTGACAGCTTCGCCAGGTCGGCGCGCCGGATCAGACTGTTCCAGTTGTGTGACCGGAAAACAGCGTCGCGGACGGTATCATAGCGTTGATTGATGATACGCGCGGCCTTGCTGTCTTCGGTAAGAGAAATGATGTTCGATGCGCCAAGCGTGTTCAGAGCAGCGTTTGAGATGTCCACGGCTGATGGCATCGCGATCTCCTGGTGTAAGGGGTTGGCGAGGCCGGCCGTGCTACCGGCCCCGCCTAGGAGGTTAGTCGAGCGCGTAGAGCATCGTCACCTCGATGGTGCCTGTGCCTGCTGCGCCACCCATGGTGGCGGTCACAATGTAACCGTCCTCGTTTGCATCGATCTCAATGCCCGAGCCTAGAGCCAGGGTTGCTGCGATATCGACCTTCTGTGCAGATGTCGATGCCGCTGCCGCCTTGAACTCGTCCGCGTCAGCCGCGACAGCAGCACCAGAGCTGTCGGTGTAGGCCGCGTGGCCTACTGACAGCGTGGTGCCGGAGCCGAGAGCATCGTGGGCAAGAGAGCCGCTGATGATACGAGCGCCGTTAGGGAGCTTGAACATCTCGATGACATCGCCGCTTGCAAGCGAGGATGCCTCATAGACGCCATGAGCGATCCGAACACGGCCACCGATCTCGTTGGTCTTGTTGTTGACCACCGGATTTGCGCGCGCATTAGTGCGCTGTGTGGAAAATACCGTTGCCATCTCTCATCACTCCGAACATGCGATCTCAACTACTTTCACCTCTTCCATCCGCGTAGCGGCGAAGGAGCTACAGTAGTAGACCTGGGTTGAATAGCTCTTGTCGGCCCGTTCCTCGATACGCGCGGTCGGTTCCTTGCCAAGAGCCATCTTGATGCCGTCTTGCGCCCATGCGTAGACCAGACGGTTCGAGCTGCCATCCACCTTCAAACGATTAGTTACGATGAAGGTAAATCCAACAAATTCAGATATTTGGCCGGTAGCCAAAGCTCTGACTGTGTTGAAGTCTGCCGATGTTACAGTCGTGTTGTTCAACAGATCGCTGATCTGTTTTGGCGAACAAGCGATGTAACGGCGGATGGACGGATCGACAGATTGCTCATCGAGCTTCTGCTTTGCCTCTACCAGCTTGGCGATAGTCAAACCGGCGGAGCCATGTGCGATTTGCTGGGAAGCAGGAAGGGCAGTAGATGTTGCCCCTGTCTTGCCGGTCAGCGCCGTCGCATTGAAAGCCGCGATGATCTCGTCGTCCATAGCACGACCCATGGCAGCAGCAGCCGCCCTGGCATAGGTGCTAGTCGGATCGATCAGCATCCTGATCTTATCTTGATCGTCCACCAGGTCAGCGTATTCAAAATCCTTAAGGCTGACGACCCGCCTTTGGTGGGGTGTTTCCATCAAAGGTGTGTCAGAATTTCTCGTAGTACGCTGGACGGCAGCGGCCGATCCGACTTGATCAAAGAAGGCTTTCTCACCGTTGATGGTTTCCACATCAACAGTATTTCGCAACAGTGATCCCATCTGCTGCGAAAGCATTGTCACATTCGCTGAAAACTGGTTCACGAATGCGGTGGTGATTTGTGAAGACATCTCACAATCCTCTCACATTGGTTTCAGGGTGTTGCGCCTGGTTATCCCTTTCGGGGCCATAGCTTGCCGCTGACGGCGGCTAGTCGGCCTGACGCACAGGCTTGATGCGACGGAGCCTAGGCTTATCCGTCTGTCCCTGTAGAGGGATAGATGAATTCGTTCAGCTCGAGTACGCGCTGGACGAATGATTGATGTTCTGGGTGCTGTGCATCCCAGTATGGTGTTCCTTGTGCTGTCAGGGTTGCAGCTTCGCGACGCGCCTCGTCCGGCGTCATCACATCCATCTTTGTTGCACCCTCGAGCGTGTCTTCGCCGAGCTGGCCGGCGATCTGATCGAACAGCTTGATGATGAACGGATGGTCGCCCAGCGCCCGACCGTCTGACAGTTGGATTTCGTCAAACATCGGGATGTAAGGCTTGCCGCTTTCCTGGTCGATTTCGGACGGTATGCCCATGGCGATTGCCGCCCTCATGGCATTGTCCACCTTGCCGTCAAAAGCCACGCCCCATTCCTGGCGCAAATCCATCAGGCCATCATGCGCCACCTGCTCGGCGTTTTGCTCGAACTGCTCGATCAGGCCCTGGTCGGCTGACTGCATGTAACCGGCCATGGCTTGCGCCTGGCGTGGCGTCAGGCCGGCAGCATGAGCTGCATCAGTGAAGCCTGACATCTCGTCTTCGTTGAATTCGATGCCTTCCAGCTCATAGCCGCTGGCCTCGATCGGTGCGCCCAGCTTTTGCATTGCGGCGCGCCATTCGTCGTCGGTGGCACTTGAGCCAGGGATGGCCAGCTTGTCAGCTCCGATCATGCGCTGCGCATGGACATAGCTTTTTGCCAGGCCGCCGGCGTCTGTAAAATTTTGTAGCGACGGCTCTGATCTCAAATCTTCAGGCAGGCTGTCCAGAAATCCGACAGGTTGTTCTTCGCTTTGAGGTCCGCTGTCTTCAGGGATTGTCTCGTTCATTTAGTCCTCTACAATTTCTTGCGCCTTCCGTTCTTCCATCATTGCCTTGATTGCCAGGACGACACTGCGCTGTCCTTCGAGGAAGGCGCTGTAGTGTGGGTCGCCGCGCTCGAATGTCGTCGCTGACAGATGAAATCTTTTCTCCAGGTCAGCCAGGACGATCTCGCCCTCTTCGCTGGTGAAGCACTGGCGGTATGACGCCAGCAAGTCATTAAGGCTCATCATTGCTGATTAGTTGCCTTGATGAAGGGTGCGAGGTTGTTTGCCATCTCGCTTTCTTCCATTTGCGCCTGGGCCTCGGCCTGGGCCTGCATTGCCTGCTGCTGCTGGCGGCGCACCATTGCCACCTCGTCAGCAGAGCGCACAACATGCGCCGGCATGCCCATCACCTCGATCAGATAGTTCACCATCTTGTCTGGATCAAAATACTCAAGCACAGGAATGATCTGCGAGAGCTGGGTCATCACCTCGACGCCGCGCAGGGTGTTTTGCAGCTCGGACATCTTCTGCGCCTTGGCCAGTGGGCTGACATACTCGATGTCGATGTCCTGGCCCTGCATCTCCTCGGGTGGTGCTGCGAATGCGCCCTGGCGAAGCATGAGCGCAAACGATCGATCGATCAGCGGCTGAAGCAGCTCGGACTGCAATCTCCCCAGCACAGGGCCGAGCAGGCGCATCTTCTCTTCATTCCGCTGTAACACCTCGGTCGCAGTCATGTTTGCGCCCTGCCCGAGAAGAAGCTGGTCAACATAGAATGCCTGGCGGATCGCCTGCCGGCGTTGCTCTTCCATGTTCAGTCCGAGCGAGTTGTTCGCGCCGATCTGTAGCGTCTCCAT